ACGCACAGGTCGGCCGCACCAGGCGTGAGCCCTTCAGCTTTCATCCAGCGGCCGCGTCGAGGACTGCGCTTGCCGGCATTCGGGATGGCGACGGCGAACACATTCGGCGCGCCCTGCAGTTTAATGTAATTGACGATCTGCACCTGGATCGGGTGTTCAGCGACTGTGTCGCGATACTCTTGCAGCTTCACAACCGCTCCCTCCAATTGGTGTAGGAAATTTTTGCGTGTGTGGGGCAGTAGGAATAGCCGTCAACTTTCTGCTCGCCGCAAAAAAATACTGGCCGCTCACCGACCGGCCAACGACAGTGATGTGGCTGCAGCTCCATCAATGGCACGGGGCCAGCGACGGGCTTCTTTGATTTTGGTTTGTGTGGTGCTGGCTTAGGCGCAGGCTTGCGCCGTGGTGTGTACACACGCTTTCGCGGTGGCGAGCGAAGCGCCACGCTTAGGCGCCGGCCTTTGCCGACACATGCGTTCTTGGTGAGTTTAACGCTGAACTCACGCGACAGCATCTTGGCGATGTCGGAATAGGTGTAATATCCCCGCTTCAACAGCTCCTTAAACCTGGTGATGACGGGGGGCGTCCAGATATTACTCATGTGATCTCCCTTAATTGAGCCCTTGCACATTAGTCCAAATCAGATGTATTGTCCAAATGAAATCACAACAGGAGGCTGAAATGAGAGTGCATAAAACCCTGGAATTGACCGATAGCTGTGACATCGAGGACCGGACCCCGTCGCGGCCGGACGTGCATGTCTGGCATGACGCAGAGGATCCAGACTGCGAGGAAGGGCGGTCGATCACCATCAAGGTAGGCGGCGCCTTTGGCGCCCAAACTCGGTATATCAGCCTGTCGGTGAAAGAGGCTCGAACCCTTGGCGAAATGCTGTGTTGTGTAGCTGATTTTGCTTATGCCGATCCAAGTCTCAAAACATTCACAAACTTGTCTGATTTCGCAGGGGATACCAATGAACACGCTTAAGGCACCTCTAAAAAGCAACGGCCCACCGCCATCGGTGGTGCCGCCAACGCCGGAAGAATTGGCTGTGCATAATGCCGTGCAACATCACGTCGCCAGCTACCAGCGCCTGCAGACGGAGCGCGACGAGCTGCGCAAGTTTGTCGATCGCCTCGAGCAGGGCGCCAAGGTTGACAAGATAGAAATCGAAAGTCTGCGTGTTGAGTTATCCACCGCGCAGTCGCGCATCGCCTCTTACCAGCACGAGCGCGATGATGCCGTCGCCAACTTGGCGGTCTATCAATCGCTCTACATTTCGATCATGGCGCAGCTGCGCGCATTCGGCATCGAGCATGCGCCACTGATCAAAGAGGCTGGTGGTTCTTGAATGATCAAACGCCCTTGCGCAGGTCTGCCACCAGGCGCGCCATGTCCCACCTACCAGAAGGGGACATGGCCGCGCGACTGCATCTGCTATCAAGAGGCACAAAACAATGCCGCTGCGATCTGGCGCCGGCTGTTGTTTGCGGTGCTAGCTATTTCTGTGATCATCGGCGTGTTCTCTCTGATCAAGGTAGCGGTCGGTGCCGATGTCGATCGCCGCTGCCTGACGCAAGAGCAGGCTCGAGCTGCTTACCCAGGCCGTTGGTTGTACTGGCACACTGCACATCGATGCTGGGACGATCGACCAGGACAGAACACCATGCGCCACCCAGCGGCGCCTAAAGGCGATCGCCTGCCGCCGCCGGCGCCGTCGATCGACATGCCGGAAGGGCCGACTGTCGCCTACCCGTCATTGATGCAGGGCAACGGCAGCTCTGACAATATGTTACGGCCGGATCCCATGCTGGATTGGCCGCCAGTTTTTGATTTCGACGTAGATCCACATCCGTTCATTCCGTGGCAGGAGCGTGTGGTATCGTCGTTACCGGCGAGGGGCGAGCCGTAATAAATCGCACCATCACAGGAGAGCCACATGCGAAGACTTTGGCTATTGGCAGGAGCAGTCCTGCTAGCGGGGATGGGGGTGGCGAAAGCTGACACCTTCGACCCGCTCGACCCGTTGATCAGCTATTCCTGCACCGGCACATCGGGTGGCTGCGCTCAAAACGACAACGGCACCTTTACGCCGCTGTCGAACCTTGGTTTCGGGTGGAAGATTGCACCTGGACCTGCAACAGGCAATCTCACCATTGGCGTGTTCGTGCCAACCAATGAGATCAACTTGCCTACGTTCGTGCTGCCAGGTCTAACCGACAATGGCGGCAGCTTGCTACTGGCGCTCAAGATCGCTGCCCTGCTCAACGCCGCTGACGGCGCCAGCATCGCAACGTATCTCGGTCTGCCGAATGCCGGCAGCTACTCACCGACAGACAACTTTGCAAACTTGTCAGTTGGTACTCCGCTGCAAGATCCAGGCTTCACCGGCAACTACGAAGGCTTCAAGATCACCATTCCCAACATCACGCTCGATGGTCAGGGTGGTGGATCGACGTTGCTCAATGAGTTCTTGTTTGGTGCGAACCTTCCGGCAGGATCTGTCATTGTCGGGTTCTTTGAAGAACTCAGTGGCCCAAATCCTGGTGCCTTCGTCGGCACAGCGGCCTCTAATGATCTCGTTGTTACGCCACAGCTCGTGGATACTACGCCACTGCCAAGCGCAATCCTTATGTTTGGTAGTGCGATCGGCGGCGCGTTCTTTGCGATGCGCGGCGCCAACAAGCGGCGCAAGAAATCCGCTTGGGATGTAGCAAAAGCATAGCGAGGTGTCCCTTACTAACCGCCTCGTTATCCCCGCACTGGGTCGTTTAAGTTTGAGAGGCTCCACGCTTCCCTGACCGACAACGCCACACCCCGGTGCGGGGTCTTTTTTGGAGATCATCATGAGTAGCGTTACCGGCGCCACCAGGATCGTGGTGCATCACACCACCAAGCAGGGCGAGAAGCGGGTCTATAGATATTGGCGGGCTCGCATCATGATCAACGGCCGGCAGCGCGCGCTGGGCAATTTCAAAAGCAGGGAAGATGCCATGGCGGCTTATCGTGCGGCCTGCCTGTCCTACCGCGCAAAATAGGCCTACTTGACACCCGTGTCAGGGTGTCCTATATTACTCCTGTTCATCACGACAGGAGAAAACGATGTTTGAGATCATTGACAACCAAGACGGCAAGAACCGCGGCAAATACCTGACGGAAAATACCGCCCAGGTCTATGCCGATCAGCTCAACTCGGTTTACCAAGAGAACCGGTTTGACGTTCGCTTCGTCCCCGTGTGTCACAGCTGCGGGGACCAATAATGGAACGATCAGTCGCAATTAAGAAGCTAGGCAAGCTGCTTGGCAAAAAGCTGGGCTACCGCGTCAACGACAAGGCGCCATCGAAGGAAGAGCGTGACGCTGCAAAAGCTGCGCTGCGTCCGGCGGTGGATGAAAGAGACAGGATCGGTAAGCAGAAAAGGGAACGCTGTGAGGCTCTCCTCGCTGGTGACGCAGAATACCAAAGCCTTCGTACAAGATACGAAGCTGCCAGCGATCGTGCTGCCGGAATGTTGTCTGTGCTGCATCACTACAAGATCACGGTCGGCACGTTAGAGATGGGCTTCTTCCGCGTCACCGCGGAAGGCGACAGCTGGGAAGAGGTCATACAAAAAGTGAAGGAGAAGGCATGACCTATGACGTGAAATGTTACGCCCTCGCGGAAGCGTTCCTCGAGGACGAGGCTGGCATCAACAGCCGGCGTCAGGTCGATGATCTGGCGAAGACGATCCAGAGTGCGATCGAAAACTGGATCGAACAGGAGCGGCTCTCTCTCGAGCCGCGGCAGGATCCACCGGGGACTGCCTGACAAAGACAAACGCCCCGGCGGGCTGAGGGCCGGGGCGTTTGCATTGCCACTAAGCAGCTCGTCCATCACAACAGAGCTGGTGCAGTATCGCAGCGCGTGGCCTGTCCGTCAAACCAGCAGCGGCAGCATGGCTCCCAATATCTTCCCGCCATAGGGGAGGAGAAGCCGCACCAGTATCAGGATACAGACCAGAGCAAAGATCACCCAGAGGATCTGAATAACCTTGGCCGGTATCGGTACTCCGATAACGCTCGTAAGCACCCAGATCACCAGGTAGATGACCAGGGCAAGAAGGCAGATCGTGATGAGTGCGTAGATTATAGCCTCGATCATGGTCGTTACTCCCGTGGCCGCTCGATAACAAAAAGCTCTTTTCCGTCGCGCAAGAGTGCATGCGTGATGCCGTCCTCCCGCACAGTGACGTAGATGACGTGAGCTGGGTTAACCCAGACTGATCGTTGTTGGATCCCCTCGTTGTCGCATTGCGTCAACTTGACGAGATCAAAAACAGTTTTGTCGTAGCGAAAGTGCGCAGTCAGATCAGTGGCGGTGTTGAGGGCGAATGTGTACGAGGGCTCCGTGCTCGCCTCGAGGCCGTTGACGTAGGCCCAATGACTGAATGCGTAATCGGGATACGCCGTGGCGATGATCGTAACTTCGGTGCCTTGAGGAAAAGTGCCGTCGCCGGCCGTGTCGCCACCGATGCGCGGGAAGGCGGCCGTCGATAGCGGCACCATCACCGGTGTTGGTTGGATGACATCGTCGCTCATGCTTCCACTCGCGGCGGCAACACAATGATCTCTAGTTCATCATCCGTATCCACACCCAGCGCATCCATGAGGCCTGGGGAGATGTCGCAGATGCGTTCCGTGCTTTCGGCTGGTCCCCAATCTGCTGGCCTCGCCCAGAAAGCTCTGCCAGTAGCCGGCGATCGAACCAGGCATATCGTGTCGAGCAGATCTTCCTTGGAGATCTCATCGTAGTCCCACCGCATGGCGATGTAGTATTCTTCACCATCCAGGTTTCGACCAAGCGCCTCAGTGGCGCCATCGACAAAAAGGTCTGGTGCCTGCGATACCTCAAAAATAAATGCGAGTGGCTCGCTTTCGGCCATTCCAGTATCGTCCGATCCCCCAAACCAGCTGCATCTTCCAGAATTTACTTTGCCGGTTACCGTCATGGCATCACCTCTAGCAACTTGTTGGCGACCATTTCAGCGCATCAGCTCGCGCGCGTTGATAGGCAACGATCGAACTCTGCAGTCCAGCTGATGCTCGGTCTGGCTGCTGGTGCGGATCCTTGAGCCAGCCAGTGAACAGATGCTTCACGTTATCTTTGAACGCAGTATCAACCGCCTCGAGAACCTGCGCGCGAATGTGGACACGATCTTCGTCAGTGACGCAGGTTGGCACCGCTGGCGGTTCTGAGTGTGCGGCAAGAATAATGGCGCCGATAACAACCAGCAGGATCAGCGACACGATGGCCCTGGCCTGTGTCATTTCTTTTCTAGTTTTTCTAAACGCGCGACAATCGCGTCGAGCGCAGACATGATTTGTTTTTCTATTCGTGTCGCTTGCGGCGGCGGCGGCGGAGGAGGATCTGTAAAAGATCCATCGGCAGGATTATAAATCTTGTTTCTAAAATCTTTGACAGGATCGGTGCCGGTATAATCAGTAACCTCAAATACCATCGCGTTAGGAGGAACTACTGCTGTGGGGTCATACCCTACAGGCCCAACAATATAAGTGCTGTCTGCTTGAATATACGCCGCTCCAACCACGTGACCAGAACCAAAATTACTATTTCCGTTAGTAGCGTGACAATAAACATACCAATCGACCTGATCACCTTGTCTTTGAAAAAACAAAGCTGATTTAGGAACGCCAAGAGCTGGCTCTTCTGGTTTGTAACTGACCCAAAACCCGTGATCTATAACGGTCATGATGAGATCCTTTATACACTGTCAACGGTAAACCAAGTTCCATAAGAATTTTGAAGTTGCAGGTAAGAAAAACCAAAACTCGCCGAAGGTGCTCCCTCGCCCGCAACAAAATAAGCATAAGTGCAAACCGATCCACCATAACCATTGCCTGCGCCAGCAACCAATCGTCCGCCAATAACAGCGGAGCCGGGATTTGGGAAATCACGCGATGTCCAAATTTTTGCGTTGGTTCCCCAAGACCAGCCACCAATCCAAAAATTTCCATGATCGTCCATACCAAGATTGGCACCAAACGCGCCAGCAACAAGAAAAGAAATCATAGGCTGATTGCCGGCGGGGGCATTGATCAGCATGGTGCCTGGGCCAGCCTGCCCAATATAACCAGGAGAATAATTTGTAAGGCTTAGGCTATTAACGAGGCCGTTGATATTGGCAGCAGCGGCCGTCAAAGTACCGCCTGCGGTAATGTTGCCATTGGCGTACAGGCTGCCATTTACACTTGGATTTGTGATCGGCAAATAATATCCAGACACCCAAGCCGTGTTTGGTATTGAAGCTGTTGCGTTGCCAGCAGCCGGAGTAGGAACGCGAGCGTCTCCAGTAAACAAAGGGCTAGCAAGCGGCGCGCGTGTGGTGTCAGTCGGGTGGACGTGATCCTCACGCGAATAAGGAATTGCCGATCCGACAGCGGCCCCCGCATCCATCAATGGCAACTGCACACTCGGTGGCGCTAGCGCACCTCCGCCAATTCCGCTCGAGATCGTTGTCCATTTTTCGCCATCCCATGTGTAAACAGGCAGACCAGGCACAGCAGGAACTGGCCACCTGTCTCCAGGTGCTGGCGAGTTTGGAAAGTTAATTGCCGCCATTTGTCACCTCACGCAAAGCCCTTTGAGAAAACGCAATACAGGTTCGCGCCATCGCAGGAATATGTGAACGTATCGATCGCGCCCCCTGCTGTTGACAACACCGGCTTAACGCCACCAGGGAACTTGTACTTAGATCCCCACGTCGTAATAGTTTTGCTGCCGCCGCTGTCCTGGATCAAATAAAACGTGCCGCGCTGCCCAGGCTTTATGTTGATTGGATTGTTCAGCACGGAAACACCGCTACTGATCGTCCACGTTACATCAAGGCCGATAGCAAAATCCGGCGTAATCGTTCCTGCTGTGCCTGCGCCATACGGCGGCCCCATGTACATGAATGAATTAAAATCAGGCTGTGGACAGGCGATAACCCACTGCACACTGTCGCCATCGTCATAGCGCATATAAAGCAGGCCGGTGTCAGTCTCCCACCACATGGTGCCTGGAACAGCTATCGGCGGAGGAGTGGCTGACGGGATCACCGCGATGCGGGCGTCGACGTATTGCTTTGGAACGGCATGCAATAAGGCGGTGGGATCTCCCGACAAAGTTAAAGGTCCGGTCATTGTATCGCCGGCCTTGAGAACAAAGTCAGCCACGCTTCCGATCGCCCACGCAGCCCACACACCGGCGACCTTAACGCGCGCATACACCGTATGCTTGGCGTCAGTCATATCTCGCGCTTCGATCGCGATATTATTGTTATCGCTCTGGTAGCAGATGCCTATGAAGCTGTGCCCATCGATTGGTTCGTTGGTAGCGCCGGCACCCGAATAAAACGAGCCAGCTACGAAAGGGAAGCTGTCGTAATTGTCGACAAGCTGCAGTGCCTCTTCGGCGCCTAGCGAGGCCAGCGCGCCTGCTGCACTGCTCGCGCCAGTACCGCCGGCAACGACCGGCCTCGGTGCATTGAGATCCTGCTCAACATCGTGCGCAAACGTATTGTACTTTGCGCTCTCGATCGTTGTGTCGGGCGCGCCCTCTGTACCCAGCGGGATATGATAAACTTGTGAGCCATCGCGTGGCATTACTGCCCCCTATTCTGATTAACCAGTGCCTGGGTGATGGCGTTACGCATAACAAAATTCTGCGCTGGTGTTCCTGGGTAATAAAGCGGGTTTGCATTGTCTGCAGCTTGCCGCTCGAGAAAGAGGGGTGAGTCCTGGCGCACCATATTGCCGGCTTTTTCAACGGCACTACGGCGAGCTACACCAGATCCATATCTAAGACCACCGGCGACCGTTTCTGGAATTAGTGCAGCCGCTGGCGCTACAGCAGGGCCGCCAAAAAAGGCAGCAACAGCACCAGGTCCGCCGGCGAGAGTACCGCGAATAAGCTGTCCAGACAGCGTCTTACCGCCAACAAGGTTAGCTGCTGTATCAAGAGAATTGATAAGAGGTGTGCCGTGATACGCCTTGTCTATTGCGGCAACCTGTTCGTCAGTAAACCCGCGAAGTCGCTTGCTTTTGTTTTCAACTAAGGCTCGCGTTTGTGCAGCTATAGATTTTCCTTCATCGCCGGTGGCGCCAGATCCTCTCGACAAGATGGTATCTGTGATCGCACCGCGGCTGCCAGCTCCATAATCTCCAACAAACTTTTCTACGCTAGGATCTCCGGTGCTCTTTAGATAATCGTAGAGCATCGTCTTGCCTTCTTGGCCGGCAGCTTCCCCCTTCTTGCCGGCTTGGCTTAAGCCAAAGCGCAATTGATTGATGTCCTCCGGTGTAATGAACGGTTGAGTTTTTGCTTTCTCGGCAAAGACATCGACAGACTTGTGTGCCAACGGCGCAGATCCAGGGATGTCAAACTGGCTTATCTGACCAAACCTATCCTTCATGCTTGACGCCAGCTGTGTCGCATCAGCTGACGGCCAGATCTGCGGTGATTTCACAAACTCATTAAGCCGCTGAATGCCGCTGGCCTTAAGCTGATCACTTGATGGCGATGCCAGAAACTCGCGCGCGGGGTTCTCAGCAAAGTTGAGCGGGATCCTGGTTGCGGCATTGACGCCTTCACTCAACGCGGCCTTGCCTAAGCTTGCACCAGGTATCACACCGATTGAGCTGATGGCCGCCTTACCGTAATCGCCCTGGTTAGCGTAGTGCTGTACATCGGCCCCGGCCATCAATGGGCCGGCTGGCGTCAACCCCAACACGTCGCGTGTGCCTCGGCCAAACTTTCCGGCTGTATACGGATCCGCTCCTAATGCGCTGTAGGCATCTTGCAGCTTGTTACCAACCCATTCCGACCAGCTCGGGGTGTATGGTTTCAGTTCGCCAAAAGGTTGGTTGAGCTTTCCTTGCTGCACAAACGGATTAGGCGAAGCAGCTTGTTCCGGCGGCTTCTCATCATCTGGCTTTATAAACGGATTGGGGCTGTCGAAAGAATAGGTATCACTCATGGGGATGTAGCTCCCCTTCGCCGCGCCGCGCGTTCAGCGCGAGCCAACTCTAGATCTGCTGCACCAGTACCGTAGACGCTATCAAAGTGCTGACGCACACCAGGATATTTCTGACTGTCCAGCTCTATTAGCTTTTTGATTGCATCCGCTGGCGCCGTTTCATAGTTGGTGATTTCATAGCGAGCCCTTGCATTAGCGAGAGGACCGTCAAGCACCTTACCGATTTTATCTTCGTAAGTATTTAGACGTTCACGCGCATCACGTTCATTCTGTGCAATCAATTTCTTGATCGTGCTCAATTGATACGTTGGATCAGCACCAACACCGCCGCGGGCGATATCAAGTTCTGTCGGGCTGACCCTGTTGCCAAGACCCACCTTGCCTGCACCGCCGCGGATAGTTTCAACACCGGTAGCCAACATTGCGTCAGCTGCAGCCTTAAACATTTCAGTATTGGAAGCCTCGTCTCCGGCACCGGGATTTTTAGACATCCATGCGTGCAGCTTCGCTATGTTTAATTTTTGATCTGCACCTAGTCCGGTTATGATACCATTGTTAATAGCTTCTCTGACGATGGCAGCCTGCCGCAACAGGCTATTGCTTTTGGTTGCTTCGGCTTTGTCTGCATCAAGGCCGGCATAGACAGTGTTCACATCTTGGCCGCCAAGCCAGCGTTTCACATCGGCGTCGTATTGCTTGCCCTGCAGCTCGAGCCTTCCGGTCGCTGCTTCTCGTTGACCTTTAGGTGTTGCCTCTTCGCGCCTAGCGGCCTCTTGAGCATCCCAGGCAGTTTTGTCTCGTGTATACCGATCCAGTAGCTCTGCGTTGTACTGCTCACGCTGTCTAGCGCCAATGTCTGCAAGGGCTTTAGCGCGAGCAGCAAGAGCAGGCGTACCCGCAAGAGCTGGGTTACTTAGTATTTTCTGTGCCTCTAGTTCGTTTGGAGATGCGGGCATCATCGTTGGGTACACCGGTTCTTTCAGCTGACGCGGAGCTACCTCAACGCCAACTTGCGGCGCTGGCGGCCGTGGTTCGATGGTTGACGTTGGCGGAGGTGCCAGTTGTCCTGGCGGCACTTGCGGCGCGCGCGCTTGCGGTACGCTTGGATAGCCACCCAACGGAACGCCAGCCTGCGCCGTGGCGCCCATCGGCGGCGCCGGCGCCATGTCCACAACGGTCGGTGGGTTAGAAGAACCCCCCGTCAAATCCACCCCAGAGGTCGCCGGGGCTGTTGGCCCCGACTGAGTAGGGTCCGGCTGCGGCACCCCCGGTACCGTGGCAGGTGGCTGACCCATGGATGCACCAGTGATGGCATCACGGCGCGCATTGATTGATGCGGTGGGATCCAGAGATCCCATCGGGCTTAGACCAGGCTGTGGTGCATCGCTAACAACGCCGGCCCTGCCAGCGTCCAATGATGCTGTGGCGCGGAATGGGGATCCTGGCCTGCGGGTATTGCCGGCAGCAATCTCGAGCAGCCGCGCATCTGGTGCATTCTCTTCTGGTGAGGCCTGCTGTGGCTGTTGCGCCTGCTGCGCCAGCATCGCCAAGGCAATGCCGTCGCGTCCTGGTCCTGGTCCGGCAGGGCTACCCTGTGCGACAGCCGGGACACCGCCTCCGCTACCACCCCCGCCACCACCGCTGCCATCAGGAGCTGCATTTGGATCCAGGCCGGCAAGATATTGTCTGCCATAGTCTCTAACAGTCAGCCTGCCAAACCTGTCCGTAGCATTTGGATTTTGCATGCCGCGCTCGCCGGCATACCAAGCCCTTGCGGCGCCCTCTTCGCCATACTTGCCGACCAGGCGCGTACCAAACTCACCGGTGAAGACTGCGTCTTGTGCTTCTGGATTATTTTTGAATTGGTTTGGCGTCATCGCCTTACCAAGATATTTTTCCGTCAGAGCTGGGATTTCTTTTCCGGCGACTTGATATTTTCCATAAACGTAGTCGCCTCTCCCAGTATTCGTCACCAGAGAATACGGATCTTTAGCGCCACCGCTTTCAATGCCGCCAATCGACCGCTTGCGCGCAGTCATCAGATCGGCGCCGGCGTCGATCGCGTTGAACCCACCCTCTTCCGGCGTTGCGTTAGCGAGATCACGCGGCATAGGCGGCCGCGGTGGCGGCATTGGCGTCCCAGGTGCAGGCACAGGAGAGCCACTAGGCCGCGCAAAAGCGGCAAGCTGCGGCTGCGCCATTGTCGATGGATCGATTGCGTTGTTGCCGCCAGACAGCTGCGCCCGCATGTTGGGGTCGACTGATACCGGCGGCACCGGCCTCTGCGCTGGCGGCAGCACGTCATTAACGGCAGAAAAACGCGATGCCACACTCGCTGGAAATGGGCTCTCTGCTGGTGGCGGCGCCGGCGTACCGAAATCACCGGCAGTCAATCCCGCCGTTGCAAATTGCGACAGGTCTGGAACGCCCCCGCCAGGGGCGTCTTGCGGCTCGGTTGCGGCCGCCATGCTGGCAGGAGTAACAGCGGCGTCAGCAGTCGTTGTTGGTGCCGGCTCCACAGCAGCTGGCGCCTGACTTGTTTTCTGTGGAGCCGATAGGACGGCTGGCTTGCCGTTAGGAGCGACAGGGATTGGAGCTGCATCGATCGGCTTGCCACTGATGGCAGCTTGCTGGGCGAGGTATCGCTTTTCCGCCATGTCGAGGCCGATACCCTGCAGAGCATTGCCTATGCTCTCGCCCAGGTACGTCATCCCCTCGCCTTTGTTCTTGGGGAAGCCCTTCTGCCTCGAGGCCAACGCCAGCGCGATCGCGCGGCGCCGCTGCAGCTCCTCATAGGTCAGTGGCGTATTGCCGCCAAAAATCGATGGCAATTGGCCGCCACCAAAAAGACTACCAAACGAGCTGTCAGTTGTTGTGTTGTCGTCTGCCATGTCATGCCATCCCCAAAACTGAACCCAGTTTTGCTTTGTTGATGTATTTGATGCCGCGGTGCTCGAGCACGGCGGTCGGGTCGATCTTCTCTACGTCCTGCGCCATCGGGCCAAGGCGCCGCGCGCCGGTCGGATCTTTCTTGAAGCTGTACGAATAGATCGGCAGTTCGTCTGCGTCTTTCTTCATTGGCTTGTAGCCGCCGCCGGTGGCGTCCACGTCGATCGCATGTGGCCGCAAGATGCTGCCAACCTTGGTGATGTTTTCTTTCTCGCGCACGTCTGACTTCATCAGGCCAAGACCGCCGCCCAGAATGCCGCCAATCATTCCGTACATGCCGGCTTGCTGCTGATTGTAGTTCTGACTTTCCTGCTGATAGATGCTCATGTCCTGGCTGAAACGATTGTTGATCAAGCCAGCGACGTCAGTGGTCGGGATCTGGTTGTTCGGCGTGTTCACGAAATTCGGGTTGTTGATTTGCGAGCCAGACAACAGCGAGCTGATCTCATTGATTGGTTGATTGCGCAGCGCGTACTGCTCGTTCATGTACTGATTGCGCGCCATGTTTTCGGCGTTGAAGCCGGTCTGCGCTTGCGCGACCTGCTGCGCCAATCCGGCGTTGGAATAGTCTGCGCGCGCGCCAGCTTGCCGGAAGTTTTCCTGCTGTGCCTGGTTGGCGAACTGGCCGGTCTGTTGCGATTGCGTGTAGGCCTGTTGTTGCGCCGCGTTCTGGAAGCCGGCCTTCTGCGCAGCCATGTCCATCATGCGCTGCTGCTCTTGTCCCGCCTGACCGATGGCTGAGAAGCGAGCGTCGTTGGACTGACGATTGTAGTTGTCCATCGCGGACTGATAGGCCTGCGATCCATAACGAATGCCCTGATCAGCGAGCTGCTGCGTGAGCTGGTCTTTCTCAACGGCAAGCTGCGGATTGATCCGCGCCATCAGCGCGTCCTGCACGTTCTGTCGATCGGCACTGAAATTGTCGCTTGGTCCGTATGTGCTTTGAATGTTGCCGGCAGACGCAGCTCCACTTTGATCAAACGTAGACTGCTGCTGACCTACGTCACCAAACGTCGTAGCTGCTTGCGGGATGCCGGTAATGCTGCTGGCCTGACCGGCATCTGGCGCGTTACCCAAATTGATTTCACTGCCAAGCAGCTTGCTTAAACGGTCGCTCTGGTTGGCGGCCAAACCAGCCAAGTTAACTTTGGCTGTATTGCCCTGATCTTGGATTGCCTGCTGCGCTGGCGACAGCGTCTGTGTCGCCGTAAACCTGGGAATACTGATGTTGGTGCCGGTGTACGGATCCACCCAATTGTAAGTGTCGGTCTGGTCGTAGCGCAGAGATCCGTCAGGCGTGTTCTGGTTAGTGTTGTTCAAGAACGCATTAGTGATCGCCGTCGCGACATTGGTCGATGTCGAGGCGCGCGCAGTGTCGACGGGATTAGGTGCCGGCGGCGGCGATGGCTGCGACTTACCCATGTCAGTAGTTTCCTGGGTTTAATCCTGGCGGCATAAGGTTGGCGTTTGGCGGCTGTATCAACGGACCCTGCCCAAGTGATTGCTGCACGTTTGGCTGCGGACCTTGCGGCATTCCGCTCGCCGGCGAGGGTGGCATGACTTGCGGCGGCACTTGCGGGCGCGCCAACGCTGTCGGCGCCATGCCGGCTTGCTGCATGATCCCGCCAGGTTGAGCACCAGGCATAGCGCCGGCGGCATTCAGCGGATCCTGTGGCCCAGGCATTGTCGGTCCCAACACATTTGGCGGCCGCGACAGATCTGGCCGCATTCCACCGTAACCAGGCCCCTGCTGAGGCATTCCGGTGTTGGGTGGCGGGTTAGCAACGCGCATCAATGCTTGGGTGATGGCGTTACGCTGTTGATCTGCGCCGGCGGTAGCAGGCCCCGTTGGCATCGCAGTGGCGCCAACGCCTTGCGGGTTTGAATAATCAATCATGCTGCTTCCTCCAGAGCATCTTGCGTCAGGTGATGCTTGAACCGTTTGTTAAAGCGATTGTCAGCCCAAGCCTCGGCGGTCAGCAGGCACAGGACGCCGTCCTTGCCGCGACCAAACATCCTCGGCACTTTGATAAACGTATAATCGTACACAGCGAGCTGACGCAGCAGCCGCTCATTCTCGATCGGCGTTCTCTGCACGAGCATCTGGCAGCCGCATGTGATGAAGGGATAGCGGTACATGCGCTCGATCGTGCCGCGCATCAGCCAGTGTGGATCGATGGCGGCGCCACTCAATTCGATCAGGCCGCTGTCTTCGTCGTAGTTGTGATAGACGAGGCCGCCGATCAGGATGCCGTCTTCGTTGAGCACACCAATGCCGCGCGCCGTATCGGGGAAGCCTCGATGGCAATGCGGCACCAGCTGCGAAACAAATTTCGCCACCATTGCATCGTGCCCGTACAGATACTGAAGCATTTCAATCCCAAATAAATCTCATGCCACCGGTTGGATCTACCGGAGCCGGCGCCGGCTGGCTTGCTGCTGCCTGTGCGTTGGCCGCAAGTCTCGCTGCGATCGCACTGCGTCTTCCGGCAAAGTCATACTTTCCGCCCTGCGCCAATGACTGCAACGCCAGTGGATCGACCATTCCCTTTGGATCGCCATAAGCCTGCGTCATTGGGATCGGCCCACCGTACACACCATCTCCCTTGCTCATGGCGGACGGAGGTGCATACGGATTTGGCATCCGCGTCTCATCGATGTTGGCGTAAGTCACCGGATGGTTTTGAGCATTCCACGCCGATACGGCATCTTCCGATGCCTTCAGCCCATGGATATAGGCGGGCGCAAACAAGCCACCCATGGCGCCTTGCGGGTTGTAGTCCTGATACAAGCTAGCCAACACCGCGGCGTTATCAGTTGCCGGCGGCGCTGGTGCGGGGGTTGGCGCTTCCTCAGCCATGACCTAATCCTCAGACGTTGACGCCCAGGCGCTCGAATGTTGCTGCGATCGAAACCAATTCGACATTTGGGTTGCCTTGCTGCGCGACCGTCACCTGACAGATCGGCGCGTGAGAAAAGCCCACCTCTCCGATCGACACCCAGCCAGTGTTTTTCACCACCGGACTAAACAGCGTCGACGCCTGATCCCACTTGGCGCTGTCCCACAGGCCCTGATCCCAGACGTCTGGCGTACCAGGATCTGGGCCGGCCGGCGGTGCCGGAGGAACCTTGATGACGTAGTCAGTACAAGCCGCAAGCTGCGGCTGGAACGGTTCGCTTGGCGCCGACAAAAACGCTGCGCGCGCCTGATGCCAGACCACAGTCGCCGGCGCTTGCTGAAACATCTCCCAGCCACCGACCAGCGTTGCCGTGTATGGAATGCCGTCATCGTAGCCAGTGCGCTCGGCCTGCATGACGATGCCCTTTTGGGTGCCAAAGAACACACGCCGGAAGCAGTACATAAAACACAGCGCGTCATAGCCAACGATACGGCCCCACGCGCCAGTGGCGCTGTTGATAACGCCGACATACTGAGAACCTGGAGATCCTCCAGGCCATGTCACATAGGTGCCACCCCACTCGTCCCATTTTTTCATTGACCATGGGAAAGTGTTGCGCGTGGCAGCCATCTCACGCCATAGCGGCTTGATGGTGCGCGTGACGGCAGCCAGTTCGAGCTGCTCGAATGTTTTGGTGATGGCCTGCGAAAGCGGAATGATGCCATCGACGCAAGCGATAAGCAGATCGCCGCCGATCGGTATGTGAGCATTCATCCCCATCGGCCTGCTGACGCTGTAGCGACCTTCCTGGCGCCAGTTGCTGATGTCAGATGGGTTGCTGCCGCTGAAGATTATTGCTTCACCCTCACTGGTGAAAAACACGCACTTGTCATCGACACCGTCACCGGCATCGATTGACCAGACGGCGCCAAACACAAGCTTACCGCCTTTAGTGGCGGACCCAGATAGCGGAATTAATTGTAACGCGCCTTGTACGGCATTGATGTCTAGGTACCAGGCATTCATGCTTTCTTTTTCGATGAAGAACAGCCGATTGCGATATTTCCAAACGTAGGAAAGGTTGCGACCGTGCTCGACCGCCGATCCCACCGGACCAGTGATCTGGCTGGCATTCAGTGTTGTCCACGTTGCGCCGTCAAACCTCAGCGGAAAGTCACCGGCATCGTTAACTACCACCATCCAATCGCCGCCTTGATTGAACAATGGCGCGGCGCTGTAATTGCCGGATGTCTGCCCAGACTTAACCAACACAGGGGCGCCTGAGTTGGTCACGTCATACAATTTGTCGAGCTGGGCTGCGAACATGCGTTCGTCAGTTGCGCTCTTGTATTCAAATCCCGAGATGATCGGGCTGACGTCTGGCAAAACACACCAGCGCGAGCAACCACCGCGCAGCTTCACACCGCGCATGGTTGGTATCCAATTGTCTGAAACAATCGCACCACCAGGCTGCATGAACGTATAGTTTTCGTTCATGATGATGCCGCGCGTCGGCGCCGGGATTGTCACAGTCTTCAGCTGTTGCGCTGCTTGCGCCGGTACCTGTTGACGCTTGAATGCCTGGTAAATGCTCATGGCACTGGCACCGGAAAGTCAACGGTAGAGGAAACGACAGCAGCAGAAATAGGAAGCCTGTCCACGATGATTGGCGACGGGCTGTCGTTGCCCATGGCGATCAGCATGGCATCGCCAAAGGATCCCAGATCCTCGGCGTAAGGAGATCCCTTCTGAGCCTTCCATTGCCAGATCATTCCAAGCTTGAGCAGGCGATCGCCCAACAGAAAGCTGTCGTTATCAGTCAAGAAGCTGTCGTTGGCGCCGCCGCTCGCGAGCGAAACACAGTTTTTATCCATGTAGGCAAACGTCGCAGTCACGCCGGCAGGCATCGGCGGATGAATGTGCATCTGATTGCCATAGATCGTCCACTCGCCGTGGCTGTCGAAATAACCGCGCATGCGGCGGTGCATCCAATCATTCAGATCTGGATAGAACCGCATGGGGTATTGCGTGGTGATCGATCGCCACACCTGCGCGGTGAGCAGCATGCGTTTAAAGTTTTGCGGAAGATCGAAATCTATTTTGACGCCATCGCCGGTGTAAGTCTGCACCGCCTTGAGCGTCTGCCATTCGCGGCTGTCGTAGGCGATGCGCTGTGCCATCTCGTTGGCGAGCGAAAGCATCTCCGCCATTGTGCGGTTGCTAGTGATTGCAGAAAACACGGATGTCGGGATTGCCGCCCCGACACTCGTGCAAACATCCCTAACAACCGTCAACAATGACATTCGTCATGCGGCTTTCTGCTGGGCCTCTGTTGCCATCCGCACCAGCGTTTTCCGGTTCAGCGAGCCGTGCGGCGCGTGTCCGGTGTTGGTCGCAATGAAATCACGCAGTTGATCGAGCGACATATCATCGAATTGATTATCGGCTTTTTGCCCGCTCGCTAGTGCGCGCTTTAGATCTTCCTCGATGATTGCATTGCGCGCCTTGAGTGCTTCCAGGTCGGCCGCCATCTGCAGGTTTGGCGCGTTGGACTTACTCTCTGCGATGTACTCTTGCGCCTTGTTCTTCAGTTCGCGCCCGCCATGGCCCAGGTTCTTCAGCTCCTGGCCGTCAACGACCGCAAGCGCCTCAAGCGTGTAGATATTGAGGGCGCGCAATTCCGCTCGACGCGCCTCTGTAAGAAAAGGAACGTGCGCAAGTGGCGTACCGGATTTGGTTTGCGCCGCCTGCGACTTGAACTGTTGGTACTGGCGAGAAAAGCGTTCGGCATAGGTCACAGCCGTCTGCTCGCCGGTGGTGAAATCTTCCGCCCAATGTGAGAACGCCGTGGCTGGAAACACCGCCACGTTGCGTGATCCAGGGAAGCGGATCTCAACGACCTCGATGTCATCAAAGATCGGCCGACCCTCTTTCAAGCTTTTAACCTCGTTCTTTTTCGCCAGGTTCTTGAACAGTGCAACAGCAGCAGCATCAGGATCTCTTGTAGGCATCGAGTTTCTCCGTCTGAGGGAGTGGGTTGACTGACGCCGCCGCGGGAGGGAGCAAGGGACACCCTTTGGGCGGCGGCGCCAGCAGTCGCGACATCTTACGCAGCAGGATTGCTGTCGTAGAACCGCCAGTTAAACATCGGATTGGTCTGGGTGAGTTCACCCATCCATCCGATGAACTGGGCAACGGCGTCCTTGTCGATCGGCATTTGACCATCGCCGTCGAACAGGTTGTCGAAGTTTCTGTTCGGGTGATACCGCATGCGGAAGCTGTCGGTATTTAGACCAAACGTGGTGTTTGCCGGCATGTTGGATCCGATGCCGCCATCGAGGACGATCTCGGCCCGCTTGCCGCCACCGATGTACTCGATCGCGCTGAAGCCAAGCTGGCCCAACGAGGTCGAGTTTGTCTGTCGCTGGATGGCGATCGTCGCCGCATCGTAAGCCGCATAATGCTCGGGGCTCATGATCAGCAGGTCGGCGTAGTCCTTGCCGCGAGACTGCTTGGTCATGATGTAGTTGAGGTACGGTCGGATCGTGGTCGCGCTGACCTGGGTACCGATTGCCGCCACCATCGACTGAGCATCATAGGTCTTGGTCTGCCAGATCACCGCAAGGTTGCGATCGATGCCGCCGTAGGTGCCGCTGGTGTTGACGATCGGCACGGCGGTCGCCAGCCCAGTGATCTGCTTGCCGCCGTTGGCGGTGCCATCACCATAGATGCCGGCATCCATCGTATCCTCGAGGGCGCGTTCGGCAGCCGCGATATAGCTGTCGTACACGTCCATGAGCTGTGAGCTGCCTTCGTTGTTCAAGATCTCCTGCATGGACAGGATGACCGGAACGACAACCATTTTCGGATCGAAATAGGCGTCGTTGAACAGATCGAGTGCGGGGTTGAGCAGCTGATCATAGCCGCTGTACCACTGGGCGACTTGCTTGGAGATCTGCAGCGTCTGGCGAATGCGCGGACCTGAGTAGGTATGCCACAAGCCCTTACGCCGCATTACTGCAAGCATTGCGTTGTTGTTGGAGACGAGGTCTTGGTAACCGTCAGACCGGTCCTCCAGAGCCATAGAAAGGATCTGCTGATAAGCAGCATTAGCGTTGATGTTTGGCATTCGCCAACCTCAGATTAGACGCCGCCATTCACACGCTGGATTGCGCGCTGAATAGCTTCGCGTCGGCCAACGGGTTTATCGCTCCTGCGGCGCTGCCCGTCTGAGGGGCCGGTATCTGGAGCGCCACGGATCGACTTATCGGGTCGGGTCTGAGCCGGCGGGTTGCGGGTCTGAGCCGCGCGGGTTGTCGGAGGTCGAAGGCGGGCGGCACGTTGGTAGGCCTCTTCAAGGCTGAAACCAAAGTGCAGCTCCTGTTCGATTAGATCTCCTAATTCATCAAAACCAGGATGGCTGTCAGCGAACTGATCAACCTGCGACCTGGTGTGATTGAACTGCAGGCCAGTATGCAGCTGTTGTATGGTGGATTTCAAGTCTTCCACCTCGCGGTGGAGGGAACCGATCTGGCTCTGGGCCGCCTGCTGACTGTTCTGCTGCTGGATGATCTTATGCTGCTCGGGGCTCTGGTTGAGGATGTGATACGCAACATCCCGTAGTCCAAGCTTGCGGCCGTCTGACGTATGTAGGTTGAGATTGTTGACGATTACGTCGAGGCCACCGACCAGGTCGGTGCGCAGCTTCTGCTCCATCGAGACGTAATTGTTGAGCGCCTTGTCGAGAGTGGTACCATGCTGGGTAGCCATCTCGTGGAAATGGCGTATCGTATTCATCGTCTCGTGATCGCCCTTGAGCTTGCCGTATGCCCCGTCAAACTCCTTCGCCATCCGGTAGACCTCGCCGCGCACACTTTCGGGCGCGGCTGACCACTCTGCTTTGGCGTGGTCGGCCCAACGCCCTGGCGGCTCTCTATAGGGCGCGGTTTCGGGAAGAGGTGGCGAAGGCTTTCGCGCAGTCTGCTGCGGCTGCTGACCTGCAGCAGGATCGGCTTGCGTCGATGCGGTATCTGCAGGCGTCTTTGCAAAACGCCCGCCCTCGCGATAGCGATCTTGTGGCGGCTTACGCAAATCAAGCCCAGGCTCAGTGGCCTTCTCAGCCCTTTCAGCCTTCGCCGCCTTCTGATCTGCTTTGCGCGGTGCTGGGGTTCGCTCCTTTTCGGGGGTATTTGCCCGTTCAAACGCTTTGCGAATACTTTCGCGACGGGTTTCCGGCCGACCATGACCACGATCCAGACCGTCTACCGGCTTTTCCGGCGCCTGATCTCCAACCGGCTGAGGGTTCGCCACGGGGTTCTGATTGATCGGTACCTCGTTAGCGGGAGCTGATGGCGCAGAGGGTGGCGCCGGCGGCGCGATGTTTACGTCTGACATAGCAAACCTCGAATTTGATCTAGGTCAAATGCCTGGATCGGTGACCAGCCCTATATCTTTCGAGCGCCTTCTTCAGCGACTGACGCCGTTTTTCTTTTTCTTGCCGGCTGTCAGTTGCTCTTTTTTTCTCTGGAAATTTTTCGTTGCCAACCTCGATGAGGCCAAGCGAACGGCCAACAGCTCGAAAGGCAGCCTTAGACGTATAAAAGCGGCCGTCGACTTGCTCTGTTGGCTCCATGATATCAGAGATAACGTAAGGCCGCGGCAAGCTAGACACGGCCGGTGCGATGCTGACCTTGTCTACAATCCAGCGACCAGGCTCTATCTCAATAAGCTTCGGCACGTTACCTGCGTTTTTTAGATTTTTTCTTACCCTTGATTTTAGCTTTCGATCGGGGCTTTGCCTTCGCCGCCTTCTTAGCCTTTTTCTTCTTCTTCGTCTTTTTCCTTTTTTTCGCAGGCAGCGCGGTAACATTTGACCCCGGCGGCTCGTTGATACTCTCTATTGGATCCTGCACCGGCAATGGCACTGGCACCTTTTCTGGATCTCCTTGCATGCATCTCTCCCTTGTTTTTGGTCACCATCTGCCTGGAACGACAAATACCTTGCGACCAAATTCCAGTCTACCTGGTTGTCCAATTATCGGAAGATGAAATTCATCGCCGCGATGAGTTAGTTCGGTGTCGTATCCTGTCAGTCTGAATTGACCGACAGCAGCCGGCATCTTTGGACGCGACCAGTGCAGGTTTGTCGCCTTGCCCGACAACACAAACTGGCTTGGAGCTGCAGCAAAACCGCGCGGCCGGCTCAGTACGATCGGCTGGCCGCTGAAGACAAAGCTCGTCGGGGTGGCGAGAATTGTCTTGTTGGCGTGGGTAATAAGCCCCGTATTGTAGCCAGTGAGGGTGAAGACGCCGGTGTTCGCGACCAGCTTTCTGACCGTCACCTGGACAAGGTTTGCAGCCTTGCCGCTGAGAACGATCGCGCCCGTGGCGGCCGGCAACACCCGACCGATAGCAAGCCTGGTGGCATTGCCGCTTAGGGTGAATGCGCCGACCGTGACCGCCAGCCTGTAGGCCGTTGTCTTTACAAGGTTGACTGCATTGCCGGTGAGCGTGAACGCAGCCGGCGCCGCGATCAGCTGGTAGTGATTGACGAATAGGCCGTAGACCAGGTTGGCTGAGATACCGGTGAGCGTGAACGTCGCCTTCACCGCTGGCATCGTGTGCGCGGCTCGCAGTCCCGTGCTCGTGCCGGCGAGGGTGAATGTGCCCTTCGTCACCGCCAACGTGTGCGCGATGCGTAATCCCGTAGCAGTGCCAGACAGCGTGAAGGCGGCTGTCGCCGCCGTCATCACATGCGCGATGCGTAGTCCGGTTGTCGTGCCGGCCAGCGCAAACGTGCCGGGGGTCACCGACATGCCGTGCGCGTCGATGAACCCTGCAGCTCGACCAGTGAGCACAAACGCCGCCGTGGTGGCCGGCATCGTGTAGTGGTGGATGTAGACCAGGCCCGTAGTTGTGCCGGCGAGAACAAACGCCGCCGGCGCAGCAGTCAGTGTGTAGGGGGATCCGCTGGTCGGAGGTACCGGGACAGGCTTTTCACTGATCTGAGTGCCGTAAATTGCGTACTCGAGATCAGCAGTCTCGTTGATTGCGACTGCGCCAATCGGTGTCGCTATGACGTACTGGACATGCGTTGTTGACTTATAAGTCAACCCGACTGCGACACCGGCGAGCGCAAACGATCCTGGCGCAGCCGGCATGACATAGGCGGCGCCACCTACTGGGGGTTGCCAGCCTTGGATGCCGAATGTCTGTGAGCCGATGCCGTTAAACATGCGGGTACCAGAACGACCAAGGATCTTCTGACCATGCCGTCAATTCTGAAAGCGTGTGAAACTTTCCAGACCACATGCAAGTCGCATAGCGCGTGTCGTTGCCGCTGGCGTTGAACTGCTCGGTGTTGAGCGTGTAGAATTTTTGAGTAGCAAGTTTGTGGATGCTGAATGAGGCGGCGCTGCCTGACCCTGCTTGCAGCGTTCCATCTTGCAAGTCACGCACAACCCAATTGGTTTTACTTCCCGCGCTTCCGCCATTGTCGCTGTCCAAAGCAACCGCCGCAAAATATGCGCGGCCAGCCTTGAAATAGATCGGCGTTGTTGGGTTCATGCCATACGGCGCAGACGAATTCGGGCAGTTGATAAACATGCCTCCGTCAGGGCCAACAGCGAAAGTAAAGCCACCATCGTTAGAGTTTTGGTTTGACATCAACTCATAAAAACCTGCCCCGTTAGGGTCGAGCGACGAGGCATAGCGAATGATGCAAGCCATCGTTTCTTTGTGATCATCGACGTAAGGCACTGAAGACGTGCCCCCAGCATTAAACCAACACAACCGGCTGTATGGCCCGCAAGCGTAGCAAGGCCCTATAATGCCATCCATAAAATGGCCGATGTTACTTTGATTACTGGCGATGTTGACGCCATGTAGAAGATCAAAAAATCCGTTTTGATTATATCCGCTGCCGGTCGTCTTGCCGTTGCCAAGATAGACGCCGGAAAGCCGCACAAGAGCTGACGCTGCAATATGATTGCTATCGTAACCCGGAGTTACTCCAGTTGGAAACGTAAGACGATTGCGCGTGATAATTCGCGGCACATTACAAACTCTGCATGTTAACTGGAGCTGCCCGCAAGAAATTTGCAGCACTGCCAGCCGTCGTTTGACCGGAATTGTTTTGGCACACAACTTTATATTTCAGAGCTGGAAGCAGCACCAAGCCACTAGCTTTCCACACCGTCCCTGCAGTGATGCTCGCCACCGGCAGAGGGACAATAAAATCAGGTGGCCGTGGCGGCGGTAACGACGCGGTCTGCTCAAAGGTGGTGCCGCCGTCATAGGATTGGGCAAACCATCCGCAAAAGTTTGCTCCAGCAACCAGCGTAGACATCGTGCCCAGCGTCAAAAACAATTCCGCCCACACAGCTTGCGCTGAGTTGCTATTGCTAAACGAACCTGATGACACCGCAAAACCAGTAAGAGTAGCAATCGCATTCAATTCGGTATTGAGCAGCGTGAATGCGGTCGCCGTCAGACCGTTGTTGGTTGTACCTGGGTTCCAGAGGAAATTTGCTGCAGCCATTAGACCAACCCCGCTGCGGTTGCATCGTTGACACTAACAGGACCGCTTAAGCCACCACCGCCTTTAGCAAGCGGTGCAGTCGCCCACGGCACCAATGGTGCATCAAAGCTGTCGGTGTATGGCTTGAGGTTTGTTTGCGTCTTTGAACCGGCAGGAAACGTCGAGAGCCACAGCGCCCGCATACTGCCGTTGGGTGAAAAGTCTATGTGCTCGAGCGCAAGATTGCGCTGGATCGGTTGTTGCTTGGCGGCTTGCAGCGCAGTGTACTCGGCGCGATCTGTGCGATTGTAAATTTCCGTTGCTGGTATGCTCGCCATCGAGCGCGGATCACCAACAACGGTCTGTGCGTTGATCCAATCGCATTTTGATTGCGTGGTGCCGGCTGGTGCTGACGCCCATTTGGTTTTCAGCGCGTCGTAGTACGCCATGGTACCTCCTAACTCAGGATCGCGAGAGGATCGATGTAGAGGCCGGCAGATGCTTTGCCGACTTTCGGATAGATCGAAATAGGGCCAGCAAACTGGATCGTACCAGTAGTCAGCGTCTGTTTGAACCGCCACATGGCGGTGAACACTGCTGTGCCATCAGTAACGGCCACGCCATCCACGGCAGAAGTGTATGGTATGCCGGGTTGGGATGATGCCGTCGTTCCTGCCGTCGTACAAAGAAACAGTCGACCGGGACTTGATGACACTTTGAAGATATCGCCAAGATTATAGGCTGTGCTATTGGCTCGAGCCGTCGCCGCACTATCCCACGCCGATGTCGATGCCGTCAGTGCGCTTCCTGTCGCTATCGGAGAGTTCTTGGTGCCGACAGTGG